TCGGCCGGCGATTGAAGTCGTGGGCGCAGGTGGTCGCATTGCCGGCGATGTTCGTCCGCCACATCGGCGGCGAATACCTCTATCGCAACGCCACCTCGGCGGCGACGATCACGACGTCGGGCGGCCTCCCGCCGTACATTTATGTCGACGCCCAGATCTGGATCTATTCGGTCACCGGCGCGGATGCGATCCCGGAGGACGCGGTCGATGCCTTGATCGACATCGTCGAGGCGGCGATGCGGCCGCGCCCGGCCGGCTCGGCCCAGACCCTGGGTGGCCTCGTCCGCGACTGCTGGCTCGACGGCAAATACACGGTCGACCCGGGCGATCTCGACGGCCAGGCCAAGGCTGTGGTCCCGGTGCGCATGCTGGTGCCCGGCGTCAGCCCGCCCGGCGTCGCGCGGCCCTAATCAAAATTTTACGGAGCACCTAAACAATGACCTCGGCTTTCCAGGACCAATTAGGCTTTGGCGCCGGCGTGCTGGTAGGCCAAGCCCTCAGCGGCAAGACGCCGATCCGCTTCGCCGTTTTGCAGGACTGCAGCATCGATTTCGCGCCCAAGATCGAAGCGCTTTATGGGCAGAACCGTTACGCTCTCGCTCTCGCCGCCGGCTCGACCAAGACCACGGTCAAAGCGAAGTACGCGGGATTTCGGGGCCGGGCGCTCTACGACCTATATTTTGCCGGCTCCAGCGGCACCTCGCTGACGACCGGAACTCGCGCCCAATTTGTCGACAATGAATTGCACAGCGATGTCGCCGGCGGTTTCACGGTAGCCAATGCGGGATTTCTCGCCGATCAGGGCGTCTACATCGTCTGGTCGGGCAAGCCGCTGGTCGGTTTTGATCCGGCCATCGTCGGAGCGACCGGCGATTACACGGCGGACGCCGCAGGCAATTACGCTTTCACCTACGCCCCGACCCCGGCCGACCTCAACCCCGTGACCGGCGGCTTCGATATCTATGTCAGCTACACTTTCACCGACAGCGTGGATGGGGGCACGCGGATTACTTTCGGGAACCCGCGGATGGGTACGAACCCGGTGTTCTCGGCAGTCATCAACATGGCCTATGACGGCCGCTCGGCGCTGTGGACCTTCCCGCGCTGCGTCGCCAGCAAGATGAGCTTCCCGACCAAGCTCGACGGGTTTCAAATGAATGATTTCGAGTTCGAACTGGCGGCCGACATCGCCGGCAATCTCGGCACGCTCGATACCGACCTCTGACCGCATGACCGAGACCGTCACGGTAAAGATCGGCGGCGAGGACGTCGTCCTGCCGCTGATTCTCAATTTCGCGACGTTGAAGCGCGCCTGGCCGGCACTGCTCGCGTGGGACGCCGCGGGCGATCCGGTCGCCAAGACCTCCTCGGCGCTCGCCTTTGTCGCCAGCATCCTCGCCAAGACCAATCCGGCACTGACCCAACCGGCGCTCGAGGAGCGGCTCAGGGTCGAGCGCTACAAGCCGGGCACCGACGAGGAGGCCGAGCATGACGAGCGCAACGGCCTCAACCGGGCGGTGCGCCGGGTCGCCGTCGAGTCCGGGCTGGTCCCTCAGACGCCGCCGGCGCCTCGCCCAGCGGAGCCCCCGGCGGCGACCTAGAACCCTTCGACGGAGATTGGGACTACCTTATCGCCGAATTAGCCGCGGCCGGCATGGAAGGCGGCTCGCCTTTGCTGATCTGGGAGCGCTGGACCTTGCCGATGTGGCATGCGCAGCAGCGCTACTGGTCAGACCACCCGAGGCTAGACCGACTGGCCGCCGCCTATCTCGGCGTGAAGCCGCGCAAGACCCCGCCACCGGGCGCTCAGCCGGCAGTCAATCTCGACTGGTCATTGTTGGACAAGTGACCGGGCTCGCCACGTGACAAACCCCTACTACTGGTCGCCGGACTGGCGCGCGCTGCGCGCCGCGGCGCTGCGGCGCGATCTGGGCCGGTGCACGGCGCCGGGGTGTGCCCAGCCGGCCGTCATCGTCGACCACATCACAACGCGGCCCCGCGTGCCGCATCCCACCCCAGCCGACACGCTCGACAATCTCCGCAGCCTGTGCCGCGCCCACGACAATCAGATCAAGGAACAGCGCGGCAAGCGCCGCCGCACCGGGGTTCTCGCCGCCAAGGGCTGCGACGCCGATGGCTGGCCGCTCAGCCAGACACAAAACCCCTACCCGAAAGGAATAGAACGATGAAAATTATTCGCGGCGCAGCCATTGCATTGACGGTGGCGGCTTGGTCGCTGCCCGGGCTTTGCGCGACGCCGACCCTGTCGGTCAATGTCGAGCTCATCGGTCGCGGGATCACCGGCCTGACGATGACGGCGATTGCGCCCGGCGTCTCTTGTGCGCCGGCGGCTGGGTTCAGCAGCTGTCTGACCGTCCCGGGCGGCTCAGCGGCTAATATGCCGTTCGCGACAGTGGTGCCGGTGACGGTCCCGAAGGGGCAGGCGATCACATCCGTCACGATGGCCGGCGCCGATGCCGTGAAATTTGCGCTCTCGTCTGGATGCAACCCCTATGTCGCGCCGTGCACGCTGTCGATCGGTGCGGCCGTCCTGCCCGTGTCCTCGCTCGATTCCAGTGGCAATCCTATCCCGTATCAAATCACGCTGACGGTGACCGCGCCCTGACCGTTGCCGTCTACGCTGTGACGACGCCGATCGGAAACTCCGACAAAATTGTCGGCAAACGACAAATAGCGAATGGCTCTTTGCGAACAATGCCGCGCCGAACTCACCGACCCGGCGATGGCGCGCGATCCCCTACCGAACCCACCCTTCGATCCGACACGCGGTGAGGTCCTTGGGAGGCACCTGACTCCGCTGCAATGGCGGCTCCTCAAATTGTACTGGCGCAGGCGGGCCGGTGACCCGGTGTCGGTCGATACGGCCATGCACCTGCTCTACGCCGACAAGATAGATGACCCGCCCGACGACCAGATCATCGCCGTCATGGTCAGCCACATCAAGAAGGTCCTGGATTACACGTGCTGGACCATAACCACCTACCCCGGCGCCTACCGCATGATGGAGCGAGGTCTCCTGGACCCGCGGGCCCCTGCCGTAGCCGACGGCCGGCCCGACGATGGCGTATCCCCGCCGCCAGAGCGGCACGGTCCCGGGCGCGGTGGGCGAGACCTCTACGGCCTTCTCGACATGCAGCCAGGCCAAAGCCGGCGATTGCTGGATCCTGGCAGGCTCCAGGCCGCCAGGTCAGCGTGCTACTGGGCACGGAAGCGGGGTTTGGGAAAGTTCGTCGCCGGCCTGGATGCCGAGGGTGCCGCGCGGATCTGGCGCATCGAGTGACGACCGAAGAGCGGCGGTATCTGCAGTTCCTCGAATCACTGACCGCCGCAGCGATCTCCTATGGCGATCTCGACATTACCACGAGACACCAGCTTGAAATTACGCTGCCCCGCGCCGGGGCTTACCTGAAAGCTATCTCCGAAGATCTCGCCAAGAGGGCCTGCGCTGCGCTTGGCGACGAACTCTTGAAATAAGTGCTGGCGGCATAGGCAGCAAAATTGGCTGACAACCTCTCGATAAACATCACTGCCGACACCGCCGGCCTGCGCGCCCAGCTGGCGATCGCACAGGCCGACGTGCGCGCCTATGGTGCCGAGGTGCGCAAGCTCGCTACCGAGCTGCGCAGCGCCGGCGACGACGCGAAGGCCGGATTGCAGGGCCAGTTGTTGCAGGCGGCCGAGCATTTCGAGCGGGCAGGCGCGGCGGCTGCGGGGTTTCGCGGCCAGCTGGCGCCAATCAAAGAGCACGCGCACGAAAGCGAGTCGGCGCTCGAGGGGCTCAAAGAGCGCGCCATCGAGGTCGCCGCCGTCTTTGGCGTCGGCTTTGGCCTAGAGCGCATCGTCGAGGAGTTCGTCCAGCTCGCCGAAAAGGCCGAGCACCTACAAAACGTCGCGTCGTCGATCGGCGTCAAGCCCGGCGAATTCGCCGAGATCAGTGGCGCCATCCAGATTGCGACCGGCAATGCCGACGCCGCGGCGCGCACCTTCCAGCTGCTCGAGCGCAACATCCGCCTCGCGCTGGAGACCCCGAGCGGAACCCAGGGGCGCGCCTTCGAGGCGCTGAAGATCGGCGCCGCCGAACTTAATGCCGCACTCGAAAAGCCGGGCGAATTTATCTCTGTCTTGGCGGATCGCCGTGAGCGGTTTGTCACCAATTCCGATACCCCCGCCGCTGGCGTCGGCTTCTTCCGCGACCTCCTCGGCCGCGGCGGGGCAGAGCTCGTGCCGGCCTTGGCGCGCGGCGCCGAGCACTTTGAGGAACTGAGAAAAGAAGCCCGCGAACTGAGCGGGCTCACCGACGAGACTATCCAACACCTCGCCGAGACCGCCGAGGAGATCAACAAGATCGGCCTCGCCTGGACCGGGATGAAGGTGGCGATCAATGAGAACTTCCGCGACCCGATCAACGAGTCGC